GTTCGCCAAGGGCCTGTTCGCGGAACTGGTTGCGCAGGCGCTTACCCGGCCGGCGCCCGTGCTCCGCCTCGTGCTTTTGGCAGAGCTTCGCGACCGCATCCTGAAGGATCGACGCCGGCAGCAGACGTGTATTGGTGGCGAACGCGATCAGCGTTGAGCTGGCCACCGTGCGCGACATCTGCGGCGGGTACGGATCGCCGATCAGATCAGACTCGGCGAGCACCGGACGGTCGATCACCGGCACGAATCCGCGCGTCTCGAACTCCAGATCACCGGGCGTGCGGAGTTGCGCACCAGCGAGTGCCGCCTCCAGATTCAGCGGGTCGATACGGAAATCGCGCGGCAGGCTCAGCAGGGTTGCGTTTTTGAACCACATGGGACGGTCCTTTGCGAAACAATCAGGGGCTGGAATCCGGTTATGCGAAACCGGCGGAGGGGGTTGCGTTATGCGGCGGCTGCGGTTGAGGCCTCAGCGCGCGCACTGGTCAGGACTTTCAGCAGCGCAGCGCGGATCTGCTCGAACGTCGCCGCTTCGTACAACTTCGCCGACTTGTCGGTAGCGGCCGGATGGAACCCGAGCCGCGCCAGGCCATCGGCAGTGATCGAGAGCGGCGCGATCGCCGCGTTGATGTCGCCGAGCTTGAGGCGCACTGGCGGTCGCACCGGCGTGTAGCGGAAGCCATGGCCCTTGTGGCCGCCCTCGGCGATATCGGTAGGTGTCGGCGCCGGCGCCGCGCTGGCCTGCGTTCCGGCGACAACACCGTGGATATCGGTCAGCGGCTGCGCGACGCTCACCGGCTCAGGCGTGACGGCCGCGACCTGCGCCGCTTCGCTCTGCTGCTGGGAAATACGTGCCGCCTCGCTGCGCTCGCGCTCGATCCGCGCCAACTCCTCTTGCCGGATCTGCTCGCGCTGCTGTTCCAGGCGCGCGTCTTCCTGCCTCTTCCGCTCCCGCTCGCGCTCTTCCTCGCGGCGATCGTGTTCGGCGATCCGCGCCTTGAATAGGTTGCGCAGGTCTTCCGGATCTTTCGTTGCGCAGAGCTGCACTCGATCAGGAAACAGGCTTGCACGAAGATCCTCGCGCAATGACGCCAGCGTCGCGATGTTCTTGCGCGCACGCTCAGCGCGCTCGCTGGCGTCGATCTTTGCATTGGCAACCGCCGTGCTGATTTTGTCGCGGATGCTGGACAGGGTCTTCAAGCCCTTGATCGCGCCGCCAATGTCGAAGTTCAGGGACGGCGGAATGCCGATCGCATGCTCGCCCATGGTTGCGTTGATCTCGACGTAGTGCGCTTGCACTGCAACCACGCCAGCGCGGACGATCTCCGCCTTTCGGGCGTCTTCTTCGGCCTTCACTAGCTTGTCGAGGTCCAGGCGGATACGGCGCGTTTCTGCGGCCAGATCGTCGAGTGTCCGGCACACCGCATCGATGTCGGCCATCTGCCCGAGCACGTTGGCTTTCGTGGCCTCCAGCCGATCCTCGGCATCCTTGCACCACTTCACGCGCGCCTTGGCGTCCGCGAAGTCTTCATCCGTCTGTAGGTCGCGGTTGATCCGTCCAAGCTCGGCCAGCACGACAGCCTTGTACTCAGCGAGATTGCTCCCCGTGACCATGCCGCGCGCTTCGATGCGCAGGGCCGGTAGCGTCTCTGGCGTGCGGCCCGTGACCTGCCTTTCCTGTTTTTCGACATGGGAGTAGGAGGCGAGGTCGCGCTCGAATTGCTCCCAGCCGGCGACGATGCGCGCGCGAAGCTCAGGGTCCGGCGTGTACCAGCACCACATCTGCTCGGCGAGCGCCTCGCCTTCCCATCGCGTCGCCATAAACAGCACACGGGCAGCACCGGACACCATGCACTGGTGTTCCATCTGAGCCCTGTATTGCTCGGGCAGGTCGGCGCCGGTGAATTCGGCGCGGTCCATGAGTGATCGCAGGTTCTCGCCGAGCGTCTTGTGTTCAAACGCGGTGCGGTCGTCGATCGTCAGGCCGTCGAAGCTGGCGCTGAATCGGCCGTCGACACCGACGCACGGATAAAGATCTTCGCCGACGATCTTCTCCGCCAGCGGCCGGGCCAGCGCTTCGAACTGGTGGCCATCGTCGAACCGGCGCTGCGTGGCCGCGTCGACGTCGGCAGTGATGCCGGTCGCCAGTTCGCGCAGCAGCTGGTCGCGCGTCTTGTATGGGCTGACACCAAGCATTGCCGGCGCATCGCTGGCGTTCCAATGCGCGGCGCGATGCGACAGCCACTCGCGACTGCCCTGAATGAGTTGGACGATCTTCATGCCGCGCGCTCCGCGCCCGCGTCACCGGTTGCCGCTGCCGGCGGCGGCGAGCACTCAAGGATCCGGTTGCGCTGATGCTGGGTCAGCGTGCCCTTGGTCTCGACCATCGCCACGATGTCGCTGGCGATCTTCTTGCCGGCCTCGATCGCCGCGCGCCACTTCGGCAGGTTCGCCTCGAACTCTTCGGCCGGGTACGCGGCGCGCTCTGTGGGAGCGGCGCGATGGTCTGCGATCGCGAGTACCGCGGCCGTCTGCCGCTGCTCGACCTCCACCGAAAAGTCCGCCTGCTCTTCCGCGCAACTCAGCCCGCGCAACGCATCGGCGAACACGTCGCGCAGGCAGAAGCCGCGAGCGCGCATCTGCAGCATGCGGTTCGGGTACTGCTTCCACGGGCCGTCCTTGGTCCAGAGCCCGGCGCGCTTGGCATCCTCGACCGAGAAGCGGCGTTCCTGCTGGTGTCCGTTGCGCTGCGCCTTGCAGATCGCAGCGATGACGTTGCCGGCGTTGTCGTACTCCAGCGACTCGTCGATACCTTGGCACTGCGGGTGAGCGCGGCACAGCGCCAGCAGCAGGTCGCCCCAGACGCTCGGGCGGCCGTTGATGACGGCGATGCCTTGGACGGCCTGCATGGGCGAGACGCCGAGCTCCATTCCCATGGCGATGGCCACGGCGACGTTCTCGGGCTTGCCCTTGTAGTCCTTCGGGGCGAGGTCGCTCTTGGCGATGATCCCGGCGACGAACTGCAGTTGTTCGATGGACTGCGGGACCAGCAGCAGCGGGTTGACGGAGGTGGCGGCGCGCGCCTGGACCATCTGATTCTCTGACACGAGTGAATCTCCTTGTGAGTACATGGCCGCCATCGTCGACAGCGGCGTGGGGTTGGGTTTCATGCCGGCGTCTGTTCGTCAGCCAACATCGCCGCATAAAACGAGCTCGGCACAGGCGCCTTCGCCATCCGCCGCTGACGGTCGCCGTCGGCAATCAGGGCACGCGCCAGGGCGTAGCAATCGGCCGCGCTCAGACCGGCCAGCACCGACGAGTGATTGCCGCAGCCAGGCGCGAACTGAGTGGTTCCGAAGCTGTCGTTGCACACGACGACATGGCCGCCGGTTGAGAGTTGGATGAACATGGTCAGAGCCTCACCAGCCGCTGCGACTTCGGCGGCAACCCGCGCGACTGGTGAACCGGATAGGTCACGCGCTGCTCGGCTCGCTTGGCGTAGCAGGTCAGGCACACCGGCTTGAGCACGCGCAGGTCGTGGATCAGCGAGACGTGGACGCGATCACGGCAGGAGGTGCAGGTGCGGTTCTGGATGCCCATGGGTCAGGCTGCTCGCGGCGACCACGGACGATCCGGGGCCGGCTTGTTGTCGCCGCGCTGGTACATCGCCTGCAGATCAACGTAGTCGCGCATCGCCTTTTCCGCATCGGCCGCCATCTCGTAGCCCGGCACGCGGTCGCGGTGCTTCTGCCAGACCTGCTTGGCGTGGTTCAGGCAGCGATCCAGATATCGGCCATATAAGCCCTGAGCGCGGACGGCGCGCGCCGAGCAGTTGAAGAAGTGCGCCGCGCGGATCGTGTCCAGGTGCAGGACGTTGTTGACCGTGGCGACAGGCTTGCTGGTGAAGCTGAAGAGGCGGGTGAGCAGGTTCATCTCTGACTCCGGGTTGACCGCTATCGCGGCTTGCGGATGCCCTCGCAAGGGCATCGACAAGCGGCGTTTAGGCGGCGCGGATCATCGGGGACATGCTGTAGGTGCCCCACGGCGCGAACTGCTCGGCGCCATTCGGGTCAACCGACAAGCGGAAAGTCTTTTGATCGCGGCCCATGTAACCGCTGGTCAGCGTGACCGTCTTGGCGGTGCGCTTGGCGATGGTCGCGGAGATTACGCAGTCGTGATCGCAGAGGCTGCGGGTGCTGTAGGTCTTGCCGACTACGAACTTGCTCATCGTCTTCCCCATCCCTGCCACTGTGTGGCGATGGACCAACTATCCGCGTTCGCTGCGGCGAATGCAATCACTTTCTTTGACCGCTCATCGGAAAGTTTCCAGGCTATGCTTTCGGGCAAGCGCACCCTTCCTCTTGATCCCCGCTTATCGCAGGCTAGGCCAGTCGTTGGTTGCTGGCAGATCGACGATGATTCACTTGTCAGGCGCATGCGTCCGGCATGCAAGCGGCCAAAGATCAATTGAGGTTCGCCTGTTTTCGGTCTGGCTTCGTCTGCCTCGCCCACGCCGGGGATGCGCTACTTCTAAGCGTGCCCGCCAGTCCTGACGGGTGGAGTCCGTTTCCTGGGTGCGGCCCGAACAAACGCCCGCATAGCTAACGCGCCCTGACGGGATGCGATCTGCTGGCGGGGCTTTTCACGACTATGCGTAGTGCGTACAATCTCAACCTGTAACGACCTGGTGCGAAAGTGCCCTGCCAAGAGACTTCGCATCCGAGAACGGACCCGCAATGGGTCCGTTTCTCGTTACGGCACAGTGTACTACCGCATAGACACGACGGCAACCGCTCGTCGGCGAGGCGTCATTCGGCGCAAAATTCTTGCAACTCCCGCTTGACCAGTTACGCCAAAGCGTAGATGATCGGCGCCATGAACGAGACCACATGGCAACAGCGCGTAAACGAACTTATCGATAGCGGGCTTCGGCTCACCGATCTGGCCGACCTTGTTGGAATCAAGCCGCAGGGCCTGCATGACATCAAGTCTGGAAAGACCGGCGAGCCCAAGGGCTTCGTTGCCGTCAAGCTCTACAAGCTGCACCTTCGACGGTGCAAGAAGGCAGCATGAACCCGCTCTACCTGCTCCTACTCCCCGGAATCCCGCTTCTGCTGATCCTCGCCGGCATTGCGATTTGCTCGCATTTTGGGCCGGAGTATTTCGGCGGCTCGGATGACCCGCATCTGTGAACCTTGGAACCTCCAATGCTGAAACTGATTCGCTGGATTTTGCGGTTCGCTTGCTGGCCGTGGGCGTATCCGCGAACTGTGCGCGGACCGCCTCGCAATCGACGGCGAGAGCCGCGCTTCATCCCGGCACTTCGGCGCCCCTGGCAGCCTCGCCAGAACGGCATAGCGGATTGGACGCTACGAAGTGTGGTTTTCCTGGTCGCACTTTCCACGCACTGCCGGCTCCTGTCGGCAGTGCTCAACCGATAGCACATTGCGGTGTGCTGCCGGTTGATCCAATGACCACCGCGCGCACCGTTGCGCCGAACCATGGCGGCCGGGCTAACACCCGCGGTCGCGCGGTGGTCGCCAGTTGCATCTATGGCTGTACGAAGTTGCAAGCAAGCATCGCGGACGCGGGTTCGATTCCCCAGGTCCACCAGAGAGCACATCAGGGAAGTAGTCTCAAGCTTAGGAAACTAGACTCACCCGCAAAGTCGCGCCTTGTGGCTATTGCGATGACGCCTCAAGAGGACGAGGACATCGACCCAGGCAAGCCCGCAAAACCCACTTACCTTTGCGCAGAGGACTAGACATGGCATCGCCACTCACGGTTTCGAGGAACGACTACAACACCAACCCGAAGCGTCAGGATGTGCCTACACCGATATGGCTGTGCGAGTTCATCGCAAGCCTTTTCCCTGACGCCAAAGCCGTCCTTGATCCTGCGTGTGGAGACGGAAGATTGCTGGCGCCTTTCGATGGCCGCGCAAAAACAATCGGCTATGAGATCAAGAGAGGGGAAAACTTTCTGACAGGCACGGAAAAGATCGAGTGCGACCTTGTTGTTTGCAATCCTCCATTCAACCTTGGCACCGGGCGCATGCTTGGCAGTGAGGCGTTTCACAGGAAGATAATTGAGAGATGCGGCCATGTTCAGACCGTTCTGTTTTGTCCTATGGGATTTCGGCTGAACCAAAGGCAGCACAGCCAGCGATGGCGATGGCTTCGCGACTCTCAATCTGAGATTTCATCAATAATTTCATTGCAAATTGACACTTTTGAGAAAGTGCAATTTCACAGCGAAGTAATAGTGTTCAATGCCCCGCACCTAAAGCCGCATTACTTTCCTCCAAAGGAGTTCTTTAAGTAATGGAGCCACACTGCACCGACCTATCGCACCCGACGCACAAGTACGCAGTCGCCCCGCGTTTCGACGGGATGGTAAGTTCAGATGGACAACTCGTGATGGTTCCTGCGGCACCGGGTAGCGCATGAGTCTTGTGTCCGATGCGATGGGCCAAATCCTTAGATGCCAACGATAGCGTCTATCAGGTTGCTCAGGCAGCTTGACGTTCCCGCCGCCCGGAATGGAACCCAAGGGCGGCACCTTTTCAATGCAGTGAATGCTGGGGCTGACCAGATCGGGGAACGTGTTTCGGTAGGTGACGGATTTTGCGCCGTGGCCGCGCTCATCAGCGCCAAGCTGCTCAAAAGAACAACTCGACGATTCATGCCTGAGATCAGTGCAGGCCGCTGCGCCATTAACCGAGATCCCGGCCAAGTGCCGGGATTTTCGTTTCTGTGGCAGAATGATCTCGGCAGACACGGGATCAAACATGATCGACAGAGAACTCCGCATCCAGGCGCGGCACATCGCCCGGCTTGAGGCCATGGTGGAAAAGCTGCTTGATGTCATGGATCGGCAGACTGACGCCATTGGAAAGCTGGTAGCCATCGCGATGACTCCTGAGCATGGCGACGACGTTGCGGAGATCCCTGAGTCTCGCCGGTACTTGGACCCAGAAGACCATGATCCCGCATGACACCGATCTCTCTCACCCCACGCACGCCTACGCGCTCGATGTGGTCGAGGGGAGGATCGTTGCTGGCCCGATAGTCAGGGCCGCATGCAAGCGTCATCTGGATGATCTCAGGGATGCTCCGGCGCGAGGCTTCGTGTTCTCTGCGCGCAAGGCGGATCACGCGATCAACTTCTTTCCAGTGGTCCTGAGTCTTGATCCGCCAAAGGATGAGGACTCTGACGGCGAGCCAACGCCGTTCTATTTGGGCGCTCCGCAGCAGTTTATCATTGGCTCATTATTCGGATGGATTGAGTCTAATACAATCAGTGATAAATGCAGTGGATATAGAAGATTCAGAACAGCGTATGTTGAGCAAGGAAAAGGGAATGGGAAAAGTCCAGTAGCAGCCGGCATTGGTATGTACGGTTTAATTGCAGACGGTGAACATAGGGCGGAGATATTTAGCGCCGCCGCCAAGAAAGATCAGGCGATGATTATGTTCAAGGATGCAGTGTCATTCGTAGAAATGTCTCCACCGCTTTCAAAGAGGCTGAAGTTGAGTGGTAAGCAGCCGAATGTGTGGAACATCTATGACGAGCAGACCAACTCCAACTTTCGCCCAATCTCATCTGATGAGGGGCAGTCTGGTGCGCGTCCTCACATTGGCTTGATCGACGAACTTCACGAGCACAAGAGTCCGCTCGTAGTGAACATGATGGGCGCAGGACAGAAGGGGCGAAAGCAGCCACTTGTCTTCATCATTACTAACTCAGGATCAGACAAGCAAACGGTGTGTGGTGAATACCACGACAAGGCCGAGCGTGTTGCATTCGGAATGGAGCAAGATGATCGCTTCTTTTCCTATGTGTGTAGCCTGGATAAAGATGATGATCCCTTCGTCGATGAAGAATGTTGGATTAAAGCCAATCCAATGCTCGGCATTACAATCCAGAAGCAATACATTCGCGATCAGATTGCAGCCGCGACAATGCCATCGAAGCAGTCAGACGTTAAGCGCCTGAACTTCTGCATCTGGACTGCCGCTGATAATCCGTTCATTGATTATGGCGCGTGGAATGGTGCTCTAAACAAGTTCGACCTGTCGATGTTCGCGAATCACGATGATGTCGCGCTTGGGCTCGACTTGTCCCAGGTGCGCGACTTGACGGCAGCCGTTTTCAGCCGGAAGATCAAGGGGCACATCTACTGGTGGCCGGAGTTCTGGATTCCAGAGGCCATGGTTCACGAGAAGACGGTTGAAGACAAAGTTCCATACGAGACATGGGTTGCGCGCGGATGGGTTCGCACAACACCCGGCAACACGATCTCGCTTTCGCATGTGGCAAACGACATCAAGGAACTGATGAAGACGCATCGCATCGGGATTCAGTCGGCGCCTTACGACAGGTGGCGCATCGACGACTTCAAGAAGGCGTGCGACTCAGTTGATCTGCGAATCAAGGATCAGCTTCAGGAGTTTGGACAAGGCTTCAAGGATATGTCCCCGGCTATTGATGCCTTCGAGCGCGACTTGATGAATGGCTACTTTCATCACCCAGGAAACCCGTGCCTTGACTGGTGCGCCGCCAATGCAGTCGTGATCTCCGATCCTGCTGGTGGGCGCAAACTGGACAAAGGCTCCAATCAGCGCAAGCGAATTGATGGCATCATAGCGGGGATTATGTCGCACCACGCGACATCGCTCTTGCCTGAGCAATCGCTCCCCAGCATTCGATGGATGTAACCGATGAGCAGCGAAGGAAGCTGGCACAAACTCAAGGCCGCAGCACGCCGATTCTTCCCGGTAGCAGTGGGCGCGAAGCCGCCAGATCCTCGCCAACTCGATCCTCTCTATGTCGGAGGGCCATCCATTTGGGTTGGCACCGAGCAGCAATGGGTTGACGGTGAGATCCCCGGTGAGGGCGCCTTCATCCGTGGTGGGCGCATCATTGACGAGACGACTGCATTTCAGGTTGGCGTCGTGTGGGCGTGCATCGACATTCAAGCGCGCACGATTGCCGCGTCCGACTGGTACATCATGCAGCGCACCGGGCGCAAGCGCTCCCAAGAGCTTTGGGACGATCCTCTAACCAAGTTGCTGAACCGTCGCCCCAACATTGATATGTCGGCAGTGTCGTTCCGTCGCGCCTTGGCTATCGGCATGCTGTCGTGGGGCAACGGCTACGCGGAAATCCTGCGCGATGGTAGCAACCGTGTCACCGGGCTGTACCCGATTCACCCTGGCCGCGTCACGCCTTTCCGCGAGCCGGGAGAGGCTGAACTCACGTACCGGATCGACAACCAAGCCGCCGCCGCAGGATTTATCAAAGCTGGCGACATGATCCACGTCAAGGGGCCATCCATTGTCGGCTTGATGGGCGCCAACAAGATCGGCCTTGCTGCCGGCACGATTGCGCTCACTATCGCCACCAATGAGTTCGCCTCCAGCTACTTCACCAACGGCGGTCGCCCCGGTGGTGTGCTTGAGTACCCGAATCGACTGGATGACGAGCACTTCGAGGAATTGCGCAAGCGCTGGGCGAATCGGCATGAAGGCCCGGAAAAGGCATTCAAGACCGCTATTCTCGACGGTGGATTGAAGTACACATCAATCCCCAATGATGCGCAGAAAGGGCAGACGATTGAATCTCGTCAATTCCAGATCGAGGAAATATGCCGCTATTGGGGCATTCCTCCACACAAAATCGGACACCTGAATAACGCATCCGAGAACTCAATCGAGGATCAGGGCAAGGCATTCGTTAATGACTGCCTTCGCCCCACTGCGCGTGAATTCCAGCAGGAGTTCGATGAGAAGTGCCTGAGTAAGCGGTCTGGATTATTTTATTCCAAGATCGACTTGGATTGGGTGCAGGAAGGAACATTCAAAGAGCGCATGGAAGGCTTCCGTGAGGCTCGCAATACCGGCGTGCTGTCGGCGAACGAGATTCGCGAAGACATCGGCTATGACGATATGGGGCCGGATGGCGACCGCTACATCGTTCAGGGCGCGATGATTGACCTGCGCGACGTTGGCTTGCCGTACAAGCAAAAGGCTGCTGCTGGCGCCAAGAAGACCGGCGCAGCGGAGCCTGTTGAGCCGGACGAAGACGACGCGGAAGAAGACGATCAGGAAGATGTTGTCAAGGCGTGGCTGAGGAACGCATTGGTGCGCTCAGTCCGGTGCGTCGAATCCAGGCATGCCGACAACCGGCGCAATGGGCACAATCACGACTCGGCGAAAGCACTTGCACTGGCGCATGGGACAGAATATCTCCAGAAGCAACTGGTTGATGTCTGGCCCTTCCTCGTAGCGCGCGGCATCGCTGATGACGCATTCCGCATGGGCAAGGAAGTTTTGTCAGGGCATCCGATTCCAGAAGCGATGCAGGCCATCTTCGGAGTCGTGCGTGAAAAACCTACTCGTGCCTCCGACAAATCGGGTAAGCCAGCCGGCTGAGGCGTCTCTCTACATCTACGGGCCAATTGGTCCGTATGATGATTACGACGAGGTTTCTGCCAAGTCGGTTGTGAAGGCGGTCAGCGAAGTCAATAGCGCAAAGACG